TCAGTCGTCCAGTTTGCGTGTAGAGGCCCTCAATGGCGGTCTCTAGGTTTGAGTTGTTGCGAGCCATGACGCTGGAGATAACAGCGGCTTCGCCATCCGTGATCTCGTCAAAGCCAAGCTCTCTGGCTCCGCGCTTGATGTCATTGCGCCGAGTGACTTCAGCGCCGGCGGCATCTTCTGCAGAGCTGTATTTGATCCAGCCCTCAACCTTTTTCTTGTTGCGTGCAGAGAACACTGGCTCGCCGCCAAATTCACGCGACAGTGCGCCAAGCAGGTCACTCACTTCGGAAGTGGCGATGAACCCTGCCTTCTTTGCTCGAACGGCCATTGCCTCAAGGGTGTCCTTGGCGCCGGGATTGTTGATGTTAGCTATGGCTGTTCTTTTGCCAGGCGCAGGATCAAATGTCTCAGGAGGGAACCCGATTTCAGCCAGCTTGCCCTCGGACCCCGGCAGGGTATCTGCAATACCTCCGCGAGATCTTACAAATTCAACCAGCGTCTGTGGGCGCTTTACCACTTTGGGCATTACCGCAGACACGTTTACGCTTTGATCAAGCGCAACCTGACGAATAGCCAGCTCTGCGCTGGTGCGTCCATTCATCTGCTCGTAAAAAGCACTTGCCCTCGCGGCTTGTGCAGAGATTTCTTGAGGTGCCTTCGGTCCAACCTCAGGCAAAGCGGCAGGCGCAGGCTCCATCTCAAGGTCAGTACGCACAGAAGTTTCAGGTTCTGCAAGGTTGCGAACCTGATCCACGTTTACCTTGCGCCTAGTCACAACACCGGCTGCAGCGCCAAGACCGCCGCCAAGCAATGTGCCAGCGCCGACATTTAACAGGGCATCGCCCATTGTATAGTCAAGCTGCAGCTGCTGAGAAAACCCATAGTAGGCTGGCTCAGTGATTGCTGCACCGACAGTGCCTTCGACTGCGCCAACAGCTACGCGGCCACCCACTCGGCCAAACCGAGCGATAGCGGCAACGCGCCCGGTCTGCCCGACCACAGGGATAAACGCGGAGGCCAGATCGACCGGATCAGTTGCGGCAATAACGACGCTGCCGAGGACGGCAACACCTACTCCGCTCAAGCCACCAGGACCGGTCTCAATGATCGCGTTCCTGATCGTTTCTTCTTTCTTGTTCTCGTAAAGCAAACGCGCAGCAAGCTCAGTCGTCGGGCGATCAAACTCTAAGAACCCGGCATACTTCTTGTTCAGCTCTTCCTTAGAAACCAACCGACCTTCATCGATCGCTTCTTGGATGACAGCCTGAAAGGCAATGCTGTCCTGGCCAGACATGCTTGCAAGCTCGTCGCTGTAATCTTGCCTGCGACGGCCATCTGTCGAACTTACCAGAAGGTTTTCAAGGTAACGCTGCCTGAGCTTTCGTTCACGCTTGGAGTCGTCAAACTCGCGCATCTGCTCATTTGTGACGCCGCCGCCTCTTGCCTGGCCGACCTCAATGGCTTCCATGGCCAAGCCGCCAAGGCCAGGCGCCTTGATCGTTTCTTCAAACGCCCGCGTTGCACTGACCGCTTGCCGCGCAAAAGCATCGGCGCGGAGAGGTTCGTTGTCTGTGGCAAGCGGTCTGGGTCTCATGATGTGGTAACCTTAACCTCTTATTCAGTGGGAGCTGGTTGACCCCGGCGCATTACTCCGCCTCGGCCGCCAACAATCTCTTCCGGCGGAGCCAACCTGCTTGTCAAGCCGCCCATCTCCGCAAACTTAACATCGTAGAAGCCGCCATTTTTGAGACGCACTGGCAGGTATTGGCCATTAAGGTTGTAGTGCAAGACTACACCATCGCCTCGGCTGTTGTTAAGCCACACACCGTTATCAGCCAAAGCTGCGATAGAGACGCCCGACTCAATCGACGAGGTGATATCACCGGCAATCTCCTCGGAGAGAGCTGCTTCGTTCCCATCTGGCAAAAAGAAACTTGCGCCAGAGATTGGCTCAATGCCTGCAGCTCGTAGCGCGTCAGGGTCAAGCAACTGCTCGGTCAGGTCATCGAGTTGGTCTACGTCAAACTGGGTTGGCACGATAAAGTTGCCGTGATTGTTCTGCACAACCCGATCGTATTCGGGGAAGAAGTTTTGCACAGCATATTCGGCAGCGTCCAACGCGCTCATTTTGCGGCTTACAATCTGAGAAACTGCTATTTTTCTAGCAATTTCAACCTCTTCGTTGAGAAGCTTAACGGCTTGACCGTCGCCACCCGTCAGGTATGCAGACATGTATGGAGCGAGCATCTCTCGCACCTTGCTGTCCATATCCCTGACATTGGTCTGGTCAGTTTGCTCCGACAGCTCTTGGAAGCTGGTGCTTGCGAGCGCAGCAACAGTTTGTCTTAGGGCTGGATCTTGGATGTCCATGGCAATCGCATATTCGAGCGGAAGACCAGCTCTGCGCATTTGCTCAACAGCATAATTCCCGCCAGGCCCCAAGATTGAGCGCAAGTCTGTAAGCGAAGTAACTGCGCGAATTGGATCGTCTTTCAGCAAACGCCCTGTGATTTCGGCAACCTCTGCGTTGGTGAAGACAGGGGTGTGGTCCAAGTTAAACTGGGCGCGCAGGTTTTGGCCAGCCGCAATGCGCTGCTCGATGTTGGTCGTTCCGCTGTTGATCGCGTCAGGAGAGAGATCAATAACCGATTGATTCGAGAAGCCCGACTCAAAAGCCCAGCCAAGCGGATCTTCTTTCAGCCCACGGTTTCTGTTGTCCCGGTATTTCGTAAGGAAGTCGAGGTTGCGTTGTTCAATCTCGTTTTGAGGCTGCCCAATGCCTTGGATTACTTCATCAAGCTGACGCTGGTTCAGTGGACGCACCTCAGTTGTGAGTTGCTGAAGCTGCACAAGAGAAGAGTAAGATTGCTGCAAAGACAAAGCAGTTTCTGGCGTAATCGAACCTTTTACAGACTCGATCGTTGTTTCAATCTGAGCAAGCTGAGCTTCGGTTACTTCGCCGCCATCAGAAAGAAGATCGATGCTGGATGTGATGCTCGAGCCGAGATCTTGCGCAACCTGTTTAGAAACAGCGGAAAAACGCTCTTCTTCGAGAGTAGCGCCATTTACATACTCAGATGTGCCGTTAAGCTTTTTTAGCAAAGCAACTCTGTCTAAAGGGTCTAGCTTTTGCATCAGGCTGTAAACATACAAGCCACGAGCATCTGGGATCTTTGACGGGTCATCTGATCGCAACGCTTCGTGCATCCGGCTTGCGGCACCAATCGACAGATTTTGCTCTTCGAGGTATTTGATTGCGGCACGCTCTGTGCCCCTTACAACAAGCGCATACTCTTCCGCCTTTAGCGCGCTAGGATTCGCCAGTCCATTGTTTGCCAAATAATCGGTGTTTGCGCCAATGCCAGTGAAGACCAGGTTCAACTGTGTAAGATCAGTGCCATTGGCAATGGCGTCCTCGGCGCTTTGCATCTTTGCAGCACGAGCCCTAGCAATATCACGCTCAATCCTTGCTTGGATCGAGTCGCGCAGCTGAAAGCGCAAAGACAATTCTTGCTGATTGAACCTTGCGCTGAACTCGCTTGTCATCGATCGGCTAGACAACCCGTCAGCCAAGCGATCACGAATGTCCTTAGATCTTGTGCGCCATGTGCCGCTTTCGCTTTCTACATCTTCAAGGCGCCCATTCTTTTTCAGATCTTCAGCCAGCATGCGCATTTCTTCGTCTGCAGCCAGCATTGCTTCGTTGTATTGCACTTCAGCATCGGCTTTGGCGCGAATAAGAGCATAGTCGCCAATCTGCTTGGCGGCCTCGGTGAAGACCTCGCCCTTGGCCAAAGCGGCTTGAACGAATGGCTGCGCATTCATTCGCGCCTGGATGCGAGCGCCTGGGGCCTCGCGAGTTGCTTGAGCTTCGGACCGAAAGACTGGAATTTTCATGGTCACATCCCAAACAGTTTATATTCTCGGCCAATTTGCGCAGCCTGGCCGACGCTGCCAATCAAGCTTGCTCGGCCAGATGCACGCAAACCTGCAGCCTGTGCGCCGCCTTCCATGCGAGATAGCTCTGCATTTAGACGTGCGCTCTCTTGTTCATCCGAGATCTGCATATTTGCAATACCGCGATTGAACTCAGCCACGTCTTGCTCGTACTGGAATTCACGCGCGTTCTCTCGCAGGATTTGCAGCGGAGAGCCTTGCGAGATGTCGATGCCGGCAAAGCCAAAGCCTGCCTTCACGGCGCCCTGCACATCACGCTCGAATGCCTGCCGTGTTCTTCCAGCTTCAATCGCAAAACTTTGATTGAAGATCTGGCGCTGACGCTCCAGAAGATCAATGTCGCGTTCGATGATCTTGGCGTTAAACTCGCCGGCTTTTTGCGCCGCTGATGCAGCTTTATCTGCCGCACGCTTTTGCGATGCGCCAGAAAGGAGCGAGGCGCCGAATGAGATGAGGCCGAAGATAGACATCGTTCACACCTACTTGTCGAACGTGTTCATGCGCGGGAAGAGCGCAAGAACTGTTAGTGGCAGCGGCTGGTTCTGTCGCACATAGATGCGATCATCATCATCAAAGCCCCCAGGGAATTCAATGTCTTTGTCGCCAGTGAACAAAGGCACTGCAGTGTCCATAGCCATGGAACTGTCGCGGAAGTAAATCTCATCCAGCTCACCAGCGCTGTTTCCAACCTCGACACCCACAGTCTCATGCAGGCGAACCGTGATGGCATGCACGCGCTTAGGTTTGCCCTGGCTCGTTCCATCGACAGATCCAGCCTCAATCCGCAGCGTGCGCAGGTTGCTGGTGTAGCCGTAGCCCGCAGCTACAATCGTGCTGCTTGTGTTCAGCGTGACAGCGCCAGACGCTATTACCTCATCAGAATGCACCGCGCCGTTGGCCAGGATCGAAACCGTCTCGCCCTCTAGGTGGAACAAGCCAGACAGGTTAGTTGTGGCCGAGCCGCTGTAAGCCAGGCCGCTATCCACATAGAACGCGCCGGTGGTGACGCTGCCAAAGTCAAACGGCTTCATCAGCTCAATGTAGCGCTTGGTGACGCCGTTGATCGTGCGCTTCACGATCATGTACAGCTCGTCCTCGCCAGTGTCGGTGGGCAAGGACGCAACGCTTTCAACAACAGCCTGGCCGCCGCTAAACGTGCCGCCGATCACATGCTTGTGAAACGCCACAACCTGTTCTTCCCGGCGGTAGGTCATGCCCACCAGGGTGCCATCCGCACGAACCATCCAGATCACACTGTCAGGCTCTTGCTGATAGGCGAACTGCGTGATGCCGCCGGCAGTGATATGCTCGGCCAGGATCGACATGTCTGGCGCTTGGTAGGCGTCCGCATTGATGTCGCCGACGTACTTAAACTCGCGGATCTTGCGCTTGCCGCGCTGCAGAAACAGCGTCACGTCCGCAACCTGCACAGGTTCGATCGTGGCCGTGCCATAGTTCGAATACTTGCGGATCAGCGTGGTGGTCGGTGTCAGCGGCCCGCCATTGGTGGCGGTCACGACGTATTCACCGCCCGAGGTGCCAAGCGTCAGCACACGCGTGGACGACAGATACCGGATGGCATTCACTTGGTTGGACGCGATCGTGTAGATCAGGGCGTCATTGTCAGCCGTGCCAACCGTGAAGTTCAGGTAGTCGCCGTTCTTGGAGAAGAACAGCGTCTGCGGATTGTTGTTGGTGTTCGCAAACACCAGGCGCTGTTCAAAGAACGTGACCACGCTGGGCCGGTTGTTTGCGCCGCTCAGGCCTGGGCTGGGAGATCCCGTGATCGTGGCCGTGCTGAGCGTCCAGGCCGCCGATCCAGTGCGCGTCAGCACGCGGATGTCGTAGCTGGGATGCACGATGTACATCGTGTCAGCCGACTGCGCATAGCGCAGGTTAAACAGATCAGCCTCGACATAAGGCGTGCTGATCTCATAGATCGTGTCAGCCGTGCCGCCCGAGGTGTAGGTCGTGAAGTTGGTGGTGTCGATGTCGGCGGCGAAAGCGTCTTTCAGCGTGAACGTGTTGGTGGTCGCGTTGGCAACAATGAAGTTGCGCCCGTTCAGCTGGGTCATGCCACCGACGCTGGTGATGTAGATCTCTTGCCCGTTACTGAAACCATGGGCCGCAGAAGTCACGACGCCAGGGTTGGCCTTCGTCACAGCAGTGATCGTCTTGGCGGAACCCGTCAGAACTTGCAGGCCGTTGCGGTACACCCGCATCGTCTCCTGCCCAAACTCCAGCATGTAAGTGTCAGAGGTTTTGAACTGGAACGGGATCAGCCTAGACTTCACAGCGCTGTTCTTCACCTCGCCCAGGAATTCAGTGCCAGGCCGGCGCTGCACACCGCCATGCGGCATGACCACCATGTTAGTGAGATCCGACAGACCTTGCCGGTATTTCTCAAGAGTGATCTGCCCCTCAAGGCGGGGAGAGATTTCACCGGCTGTGAAGGCGCTAAAGGCTGGTGCAGCTCTCGCCATCAGAACCTCGATTCGATGAAGTCGCTGGCTTCCAGCTTCTGAGGTGCGCCCTCGGTCGCGTCAATAAACCGAGCCTCGCGGATCTTTTCGTCGTACATCGCGCTGACCAGCTGCACGACAGTGGTCGAGCCGGTGACCGCGTAGGCGATCTCCATGGCCAGACGCGCTGCGATCGTCTCAATCAGCGTTGCATCATATTCGTTGGGATCGGTCACGCGTGCGATATATTTGATCCGCACAGTGCCTTCGTCCGTAAGAAGCTTACGCCCCTCAATGACAAACACCGGGCCGCCTCTGTTCGAGAACATGTTGTCCTGCGGGTAGGACATCGACCCATTCGAAAACTCCAGCACGCGCAGGCAGTACGGCTCGGTCGGCAGCGGGTATTGGTAGGTATATCCAAAGGCCGGAGCTGTCGTCTCTTGCGCCAGCTCAGCACGGCGGATCAGGCAATTCCAGGGATGTGAGCGGAAGACAGCATCACGCGCATTCGAGTAGCGCTGGTTGACCAGGCGTCCAGCCTTGCTGTTCTCATCAAGGGCGGAGATATTAGATGCCCCGATCATGTTGAGCGCGTAGTTCGCAATATCAACTGTGCTGGTCATCGGAGCGCCCCTTGTGGTGGTAGGGGGCGGTTGTGCCGCCCCCTAAGTAGGATCAATCGACCGAGTAC